ACACGTTTCTTCTTCCATGGTTGTTTATATACATAGTTTCAATAAATTAGTTCATCAATTTTAACCTTACAGAAACAATTTTTAATTGTTTGTATAAGTATTTTGCATTATTAGTTCAGTAGAAAAAGAACAATAACACATTTAAAACTGGAGTTGTAAGCAGTTCCGGGGAACTGGATACCGTTATCCAGTTCCTTAGTTGCTGTACGCAAGTCCTCCCATACCGCTCATGATGCGGAGAACGTTGTAGTTAACTGCATACACGCGGACCTGTGCACTGGTCGTGGCACTGACAGTGTTGTTGGTGAGGGTGATGAAGAGGGTAGCATTGTCAATACGGGAAAAGTTGCAGGTACCAGAAGGCTGGTGCTCCTCAGGCTTGAGGGCAAAGGAATACACGTTGATACCCACGGCAGGGATGTTGGTGTGGTGCTGGTAAGGCTGCACCAAGTTGAAGTAGCGACCCTCACGCTCGTAGAATCGATCATGACCGTTGAGCTGGATCTTGGCAGTCACGATAGGATTGTAACCAGCCATGCCTTCGACACGGGTGACGGAGTAGCCAGACTCCAACACGGCACGGTCCCACCAGTCAGAGTAGTTGAAGGGCTGCTGACCCTTGAAAGGCTGGATGACGGCATCATCGCAGCTGACAAAGGAATCACGCTGCACAACCCAGACAAGCTCCTTGCAAGGGTGGTTGAAGTTCAGCTTGATCTTGTTGGAGGAGCTGGTGACGGACTCGGCACCAGTGAACTGCAGCTGCTCGATCAGGTACTCGTGAGAGACCGTGGCAAAGCGTCGGCGTTCATCCGTGTCGAGGTAGATGTAGTCGACATACAAGGAGGCAGAGACCAGACCAGAGGCGGCAACACGGTCACGGATCTGGTGGGTGGAGGCAGTGGCACCATCGGCATAGTCGAAGCACAGGTTGTTGAGAGCCTCGAACTCCAGGTTGATCTTCACCTCGTGATACTGAAGGGCAATCAGGGGAAGAGCAAGACCAGGGTTGCGGCAGAACCAGAACTGCAGGGGAATGTACAGGGTGTACTCGGGGGCGCAAGAGGTGACCTCGTTGAGCGCGTTGGGCTCACCATAGCCGCAATCAGCATCGCAGTTCTCACCACCCTGGACAATCAAGTTGACCAGCTGGGGAACATTGCCAACCATGTCGGCATACCCAGCCTGCTTACCAGGCTCCTGGGTCAGCTCGTTCCAGATCTGGAGCCAATCACCATAGTGCTTGTCGATCTCCTGACCGCCAATCTCGAGGTTGACGTTGTTGATCAGGTTGTGACCGACCCAGTTGAGCCAGCGGAACTGGGCACCAGAACCATCAGCGGCAGTCAGGGTGACCTGAGGCAGGGTGGCCTGCAGGTAGATGCGGTGGATCAGATCTCCGTTACGAGAGATAGTGCACTGCACCTTGCGACCGAAGTTGGCAGCACCGTTGAAGGTCTGCTCAATGGCTTCCATCGCGAAGTTGGTGTGGCGACGGTACACAACTTTAAAAAATGTTATCTGTGGGTTACCAGTAAGATAGATATCCTGTGCGCCATAAGCAACGAGCTGCATTAAACCACCGGATCCCATGTCTGTTTATACCTGGTGGAAAGAAAAAAAATTTTCCAAAACGAAAAAACTCCGGGGGGATTCTTCACAGTAATTCTCCTCTAAATTTGTCCGGTTACACCCCCTAAACAAATCACGCGGCTAAAGAGAGTATCAGAGTCATGCTCTCCCTTGATCAACTCCTAGCAGGATCTGCACCTACAAAGACTGTTACAACACCTTCCGCCTCTGAATCATGTAAAACACTCGAAGCATACCATCAATCGGAACTAGAGAAAATTCGATTTCAAAAAGAGAATCTTCCCAATATGCATAATCAATTAAGTACACTTCGTGGAACCCTTGTAGAAGAAGATAAACGATCTCCTTATTTGTTTAATCTGGATCTCCCCTCCATAAGAAAACGGCAAGATATGGAACAACAAGTGACAACCCTTCAAACCAAGATCAAAAAGATTGAATCTGGTGAAGAAGAAGCCGATTATTTTTTACGAGTCGGGGATATCTTATTTTCTTATGCAGATGCACAAGAACGAATCGCTAAAGGAGAAAAAACAAAAGATCCTGTCAAAAAAGCACGTGTTCCTGCAAACAGTGTCTTTGCCTATTTTGAAAAAGATACAGCTGTGAGTACCATTACAACACCTGTTGTAACAAGTACATTACGTGTATCTGCTGCAGATATTGTGACTGATATAGGGTTTCATCGTGATAAAGCCTTGGAACAATATTTAACTGCATTAGACCCTTCCAACATTCAGCATGAATCCTTAGTAACATCCACTCTAGAAGAACATTATGGAGATTGTCCTATGTGTGAAACGGAAATGATGTTTTATCAGAATGAAGCCATTCTTAGCTGTCCTAGTTGTGGACATCAGGATTACATCTTGGTCGATAGTGAAAAACCCTCCTACAAAGATCCTCCTCGTGAAATGGCGTATTGTGCCTATAAAAAGGTGAATCACTTGAATGAATGGTTAGCCCAATTTCAAGCGAAAGAAACCACCGAAATCTCCAATGCTGTATTAGATCAAATCCGTGCTGAACTGAAAAAAGAACGTATTACCGATATGAGTCGATTAAAAGCCTCCAAACTAAAAGAAGTGATCCGTAAATTGAAATTAGTGCGATGTTATGATCATGTGGCGCATGTGTTGAACCGCTTGAACGGTATTTCCGCTCCTGCATTAAGTCGTGAAGTGGAAGATAAATTGCGCTTTATGTTCAAAGAAATTCAGTTCTCCTTTGTAAAACACTGTCCACCTGGTCGGTCCAATTTCTTATCCTATTCCTTCGTCTTGTACAAGTTTTGCCAGTTATTAGAGTTAGATGAATATTTACCCTGTTTTCCACTCTTGAAAAGCCGTGAAAAACTGTATCTACAAGATAAGATCTGGTCTAAGATCTGCTCTGACATGGGTTGGGAATATATATCTACTATTTAAGAAACTATATGATAACTATATCATAGATTTTAAAAAGTTTTTAAAAATATATCATACATATTTTTAAAAAGCACTAAAGGCTTTTTATTAGAAGAACATAATCTGCAATAGTGTTCATATGATTGCGTATGATTCGTCGCGTCTTTTCCAGTTGGTTCCTGTAAGGAGATGTATTTTCAACACCGTCGCCCATTGGCTCTCTGGTTACAGCTCCATAGAGGAATCTGGCTGCGCCGAGATATGTCTGTGCCGTTGCATCATACGTGGATTTGTTGGCAAGATCTTCCTTTGCTTCAAAATGTGCACGTCTTGTTATTGCTTCATAGGAATAAGCAAGATCACCAATATATAGTCCATCACTATATGTCGTGAGACTAAATTGTTTATACTGACCAGGAAGCTCCAAATTAAATGTAATTGTATCACCAGGAGCAGCTTCACGCGCGTTCCAAAGAGCTTTTTCGCGAGCAATCTCGGCTGGATCTTTTACCACCTTTGGAGCAGGAGTTGTTTTTGAAAAGAGTATACCCATTATATTATGAATCAATATACTTATAATATATAATTTTTAAATTCAATTTTTAAAGATCTAAACACCCCTTACCAGGATAGAACCAATCATGGCAACGGTCCTTGCTTTTGATCTTGGGATTAAAAATCTTGCCTATGCTCTTGTTCATCAAGATCTAAGCGGCAATATCATTCGAGCCTGGAACAATATTGATTTAATGGCAGGAGGCGAATCCTCCGAAACATCCCGTCGGTGCAAGGGGTGCAACGGTGTTGCCGCTTGGAAAAGTGTGGAAGGATTGTGGTGCCGTGGATGTGCGACGGGTGTTCGTCGTAAAAAAACGGCTGTGTGTCGTCCTGCTCACACCATCTTAGTCGGTGCTGAAGGAGGGGTGTTACCGAAACTGCCAGCACTACGCAAACTTTGTACCGGTTTGGAGAATCATAAGAAAGCATCCCGTGATACCGTATTAACTTGGTTAGGTGATCGATTTATTCTGCCGTGGAAAGCTCCCAAAGCGCGCAATCCCTCTATGACGGAAATTCGACGCGCCATTTCCTCTTGGCTCACGTCCATGCTTCCAACCTTTGCATCGGCTAGCTTAATTCGCTTAGAGAATCAACCGGTGCTGAAAGGTCCTACCATGAAATCCATTCAAATGATTCTTTTTACACTGTTGGGAGAACGGTTGGAACGCGAACATGCGTGGACCGGTCAGATTCAATTTGTCCATGCCGGTCGTAAAACTGCTAAACTGGAAGTGGAAGCGGTTCCTGATATGATTGAAGAAGCGGAAGAACGTACCTTGACAATTGAGGAGGAGGTAACACCGGTCGTAATCGATGAAGGAGCTGCCTACCGTGCCCGCAAGAAAGCCACCGAAGAAGAAGTGGAAAAAATGCTGACAGGTGCTGGATATGAAACGTGGAAAACGTTTTATGACGGGCAACGAAAGAAAAACGATCTCGCGGATGCACTGCTTATGGCGTGTGCACCGGTGATTCGGTTGGTGTCGAGTTAGATGGTTCCGCATGCAAATTTGGATAGAAACTGCTCTTGTTTTTTTAAAAATTATAACATCATGCTTACGGAGTCACAATTTTTTTACCAAGACTTAGATTCGCACCTCTTTTAGAAAGCATCTCTACAATTTCAGTACGGTTCTTATGACATGCATACCAATAAGGAGTATTGGTATGCACAGTATGAACATTTATATCTGCTCCTTTGTCGCAAAGAAGTTTTGCTATATCCGCATATCCTTCCCAACAAGCCACATGAAGAGGAGTCCATCCATGATTATCAGGTATATTTACCATATCTCGAATATCACCAAGAAATTCTATATAATACATGGAACGTTCTTCACAAGCTCGGTATAGAACGGATCGACCATATGTATCAATCCTGGTTCGATCAAACCAGGATTGATCCGTTGTAGCAGCCATTAGAAATGCAGTACGATCTCCTGTTACACATGCATGAAACAGTTCTGGGAACAGTTCGATTTCACCATCCGTTACAACACCCTCTTTACAGAGAAAGCATGCTATCGAAAATGACCTATATACAAGATCAAACACAGAGATAAATGATTTATGACGAATAAATCGGTTACATAGTTGCGTAAAGGCTGCTGGAGGAAATCTTGCACTGCATTTTCGCAGATATATCATGCGGGGTAAATCGAGTGTATGCAATGCATACATGAATCGCGTGCGCTTCTTTCCTGGAAATTCATACCGCGCAATTCCTTGCGTTGCTTGTTCATCCGTTCGAAGAAACTTACATGCATTCACAAGTCGATCAGCTTCCGCTTCAAATCCAACTGCTCCTACCAGAAAGACAACAAGAGATAGTATGTCCATGTTGTCACACAATCTACTGCAAAATAATATAAATGATTCAATTTTATTCTGAAAGAGCAACGCTCTTTTAGAATTTTATTCTGAAAGAGTAACGCTCTTTTAGAATAAAATTCTTTCCAATTTTATTCTGAAAGAGCAACGCTCTTTTAGAATAAAATTCTTTCCAATTTTATTCTGAAAGAGCAACGCTCTTTTAGAATAAAATTCTTTCCAATTTTAT